CTTGATCAAATTCTATACTTTGTTCTTGGTCAAATTCATTATCCAAATAAAATCCATCATCCGATTCATCATCCTCATTTGTTTTATTTAATTTATTACTTGAATAATCTAAAGATTTTTTATCAGATTCCAAGATATCATCATCAAAATCATCATCAAAATCAAACGTTAATGGTTGTAATTTTTTAATAGGTCGAATTACACTCATACCTTGTGGTATAATTATATTATCAAATTGAGTTTTATCAATATCTTTATCAAATACTGTTTTATTGCAAGTTAAATTAACTATTTTTTTAGAAAAATCCGTAGTAGATATCATACGTAAAATGCTATCAAAATATATATTTAATACTTTCAAATATTTGATTGATATAATATTATCAATTTCAACCGTTAATTTTTTTTGATTTTGCGGATAAAACATTCTAACAGGAAAACCCGGATTTTCCAAGATTTTACCACCCAATTCGCGGTTTTCAGATGTATATTCAGCAATTTTTATAATAGCCTCTTCATGCGCCATTGAATAATTCAGAATTAATAGTCGAACAACCTCCTGATAATCATTTGTATTTTTTAATATAGTAGTTATTAATTCAGACATAGCATCCATTTCTTTGAAATTTTCAACGCGTTTAAACTGCATTCTTACTTCTTTTGTCAAATCATCGGATATTATATTAAATATACTTGATATACATGCACTGTATTTATTTATAGAATACACTTTTTCACTAGATATAGACAATACATATTTTATATTTAAAAAATCAATATGCGGATCTTGGAGTGTTTGAACTAATGGTATTGAAAGTCCAGTTGAATTTAATATCACATTGAACATTGCAATAATTGGACTAATTTCCTGAATTATTATTTCCGTTAATTCGGAATATGTTTTTACAACTTTAAATGCAGTTCGCACATATATATTACCATTATTTTCAAAATCAATATATAATTCATGGTTTGCACTATACAATGAAATTTGTTTATTTTTTCCAATTTCTCTTGATAACCGCATAATTGTAGATTCGGCCAAGAAGGGTATTTTTTTCCCATTTTTTGATACAATTTCAGAATATAAACGATACATATTTTCACGACGATTACCTGGATTAAATTTGAGAAACGGAATTTGTTTTGTTGCATGTAAATTTTTCCAAATGGATTCTAATGGAATATGTATATCAAGCCCACTCTTGATTACCATAGAAAATGCCTGAATACCATGTTCGGTATACGGTAATTCCACTGTTTTGTTTATATATATATTATAAAACGTGTCGACAGTTTTGTATAATTGCATTGATTTCGGTGTCATTAATTGTTTATTATAACTCAATAATTCAGTTTTTTTTTCAACTAATTGAGTTTGTGTCCGAACATCTTTAGATAAAAGAAGCGGATAATAAATAGCTGTTATATATTCAGCATCAAGCTCTGACTTAAATGCATATTCATAACAAGTTTCCGCTAAACATACATATACTCGTTTATCTATAATATCGCCATAATTTAACAATAATTCGTTTTCAAATGTTAATATAGGATTTTCAGATTTTGATTCAAACCGGGTTACAGTAGTATTGCGGAGTTTAAATGGATTTGCCGAATATAAGTAATCATGAAATTCCAAGAATTTATGTCCAATTGGCATTTCAATAATATGATCACTCCCAAATTGTATTAAATCCTCATATGTATAGTTGGGTTTAACCTCAATTGTATCTATAATTTCATCGGAAATATTCAAATTTTGCAATAGTTGCCCAAATTGATTTGTTTCTAATTCTTTAGGCACGTTTGAACTATTTTTTGGTGGTTTTACTATATTTTTATATAGTTTTTCCATGTTTATAGATTCTTTCATAAATGCAAACATATAGATTTCATCATATGAAAGTTTGTCTTGGCCAAATTCATGGATGATTTTTTTTTTGATAATGCGAATAGAATCATCGGGTAATAAATAGAATTCGGAAAATATAAGTTCTATTTGATTGGCAATAATTTCACTGTTTTCAATATCGCTAAATAATTCGGGTAAATGTGTTTTATTCTTGGTTCCACCAGAAAAAATGATGATTTTTTTGGGTTTATTTAGAGTGTCTAATATGTATATTTTGTAAATATGTGGATTATTTAATTCCATATAACCTTATATAATAATTATGTTATTATATCTATTAATTATATAACATGAATTTACCATGCACACGTGAGAAACGAATGGCTGAACTGGCTGAAATGAATTTCATTACAAAAAGTGGTATATTAAATAAAGACTTTGACCAAAAATATGAGCCAAAAAATACATCACCGAATGATTTAAAAGAGTGTTATATATGCGGTACAGAAAACATAAACACATATGATTTATACACATCATCAAATGAAGCTCATTCACATCCCTACTGTTTATTGTGTTATTATATAACAATATTGTCTTCTAAATGTGGTAGTGAAGATTATCCTGCAGAATCTGGACAAAAATGCGTATTCTGTGATAAAACAGTAACATCTGCAGATTTAGCAAAAATTATAAATAGTGAATGTCTTATAGAAAATTATCGTATTAAAACCGGCGAAATTATTCCAGAAATTACTTCAGAAACTACTTCAAATTTTCAGAAAAACTGGATGTTTAATTATGAATTTTTAAAAGAATCTGAACTGTATGGTTTATTAACTTATCCGGATTTTACCAACGAGGTTGGTTGTATGGAGATGTGTCCATTTTGTTTAGAACTAAATCAAACCTACAATGTAGACTATAATTGTGGGTTTAATCTGTCTCATAAATGTAAAAAAATATCGCCATTTATGAAAGATGCGTTTAATCAGGCTAGTGATAAAAAAAATCAATATTGTAAGATTTGTTCGCGACCAAAATGTATAACATCAACAAATAATTGTGCCGGACATCATTATTTAAATAATATAGTCGGAGATACAGAATCCTCACTATTACCCCGTAATATAACAGATTCGATATCTGAATGTGGCGGACGCCAAGAATTTTTAGCAAGGTTATTTGCAGTTAAAGATTTTATAGAAAAAAATACACATATTAATGATGATAATATAATGAATGAATGTGCTAAATATTCACAGCTTAATTTTAAAAAATATTTTGATAAATCGGATGAGTATTTAAAAAATAATCCTAATATAGAATTAGGATGTGGAGTAACATATCAAAACGCAAAAAATACTAAAAAAGATTGTATAATAACAGACAAAATTATACCAGATTTAAAATCAAGATCAACAAGATCTAAATCAAACTCAAGATCACCTGGTAAATCAAAATCAAGATCAAACTCAAGATCACCTGGTAAATCAAAATTAAGATCAAACTCAAGATCACCTGGTAAATCAATACCGCATAATAGATCTAAACGTAAATCACCCAATTATGCAATACCGCGTAATAGATCTAAACGTAAATCACCCAATTATGCAATACCGCTTAAAAAAAATACAACCAAAAAATTAAAATATTCTACAGATTCATTAAAACAACGTCTTGGACGTGATCGATGGAAGTTGTAAATTACCAAAACTAATATAACATACGTAAATTATGGTTATTTTTTATGTTATTTTAGGTGGTTTCATAACAAGTCATATAATATTGTATTATGACTTATTATATATGTCCAATTCATCCAATTCAGCAAAAGCCCTTTTAATTGGTATTAATTATATTAATACCCCAACACATCAATTAAAGGGATGTGTAAACGATATAATTACCGTTAAAGATATGTTGATTAATGCTTATAATTATGATCCAACAAACATTGTCATGTTATATGACGATTCATCGAATTTAGTGTCAGATAATATACTCGAGCCTAATCCAATTAGTTCGCTGAATTATGGGTTGCCTACTGCTAATCAGATTTTAATGCGTTTAAAAGATATAGTTGATTCATCTAATAGATGTAGCGAAATTTGGATTCATTATAGTGGACATGGAACTCGAATTGTTGATTTATCCGGCGACTCGACTGATTTATCTGGTAATTCAACTGATTTATCTGGTAATTCAACTGATTTATCTGGTAATTCAACTGATTTATCTGTTAATTCAACTGATTTATCTGGTAATTCAACTGATTTATCTGGTAATAAGTATGATGAATGTATTGTTCCATGTGATTCTAATACAGCAGGTATAATAACAGATGATATGATTTTTAATATTATAAAGGATATTAAATGTAAAGCTATATTAATATTTGATTGCTGTCATAGTTCATCAATATGTGATTTAGAATGGTCATTTACAAATGACAGTGGATTAATAACTCGAACACAAATCAATAATCGCACTATTATAAATCCTAATATTTATATGTTTTCCGGTTGTAAAGATAATCAAGTAAGTTTAGACATGTATAATACAACTAAAAATGAATTTTATGGAGTCATGACAAACTCACTTATTGCTTGTTTACAAAGTAATAATTATACATGCTCTATACAAAAACTGTATTTAGACATTTGTGCTTACATTAAAACAAATAATCCGAATAGTTCTCAACAACCCGGATTTTCGTCATCGTATTTAATACCCTCTTATTATTTTATAAAATCAGATGCGCCAATTTCAATTTTAAATGCAATCCGTGCAAAAACTAAAATACAGAAAATACAAAATAATATACGTTCAAATACTACAACTACTGGTATTAGTCAACAAATGGTTGGTAAAACCTCAATTAATCCGGCATTACTACTTCCAAAAAATTTGCAATTACAATATGCAAAGAAAGTAATAAAACCTCAATTCATGCACTTACGCTAAATTGTTTTACACATCATAATATGGATTATCTCGTATAGTCATACCACAATATTTCTCGGGTGTTTTTTTGTAGTCGGTCGGGTTATGTATTCCGGCTTCTTTTGCATTTTCTAATAAAAATTTGAAATTTTCCCAGAATTCGGATTTGTGACCAATAGATTTAGTCATTGTATGAGAAAGTTCGTGAATAGCAACAAAAGTTAATGTATGTTCATCAATCATATTGTCGGTTTCGCCTTTGACTTTATTTAAACAAAACGCAATTTTCTCGCCTTTATTTTCACTATAGGCCGTATAATTACTGGTGGGGAGTGTTTCCATGACCTTTTGGGGGTTGAAATTTTGAACGAGCCGTTTCACATTTTCTTTGTCGGGATGTTTTTGTTGAGTATATTTGACAAGGGCTTTACATTTTTCAGTAGTTTTTGCAAGAAGGTCGGCCGCATCGCTGAGTTTCTCGCGCTCCCTGACGCAGTATTTATTGCCATCAACCGTGGATACAATACATTTTAATTGAAAATCACTGTTTTGGAAATATATGTATATACAAATGGCAAACACGCAAAATATAATGATATACCCTAAAATATCAAGTTTGTCCATTATATAATATATTAATTTATTAATTTATTGCATTCGCGTTTAATAATATTAAGTCCAACTAAATTTGATCCCACTATACAAACATTCATATTTGATTTTTTCAAATATGTCCGAATAATACTATTAATTTCACCAATACCAATATTTTTATAATATACATCATATAGCTTATTATATGGAACTATATTCTCATCTACAGAATTTGTCAATAATTCAAATCCATTATAAAACGTCTGCAACTCATTATTTTCACTTTTAAATAATTCGCTACCTTGGAAATTCGTATGAATATAATTCATTTCAGTAGTAGTAACTCCATTTTTGCATAAATCATTCAACATTTTTACAATTAAAGGTAAAACTCCCAGTTTTTTACCATTATGTATTAATTTTGTATTATCCAATTCTGCAAATATCGAAAATTCGCCAGAATGCTCATAATAATTATCATAAATATATGATGTATAAGTTAAACCGTTATCTTCCCTCAAAAGTAAAGTCATTCGACTTCCTAAAGTTCCGCTCAAAATGCGCCTTAATAGACCTAATTTATATTTATCTTTATTATATATATTACATGTTCTAAATGACATTAATAATGTCAGCATTTTATGTCCAGACATTTCTTTAAAATTATATTGTATTTCAGTTTGACTAGGTAACAAATATATTTTAGTTTTTTGACTTATCATTTCTGAACTTAAACAATCCGATTTTTGTTTTTTCATAAAATGCGTTTTTTTCACTAATTTAACAACCTCATCGAACTCTAAATTAGTGCCAATACTCAATATCATATTCGATGGTTTGTAATATTCTCGATACATTTTAACAACCTTGTCATAATCAAACGGGATTTTATGATAATCCAGCGTATCAATAGGCCATTCATACGGACTACCTTTATACAATAATTTCATCATCATTTCGTCAATAATAGTTTCAACATTATCAGCATTTTTAATATTTTCTTCAATAACTACATGTTCTTCTTTGGCAAATTTGTTACGTTTGAATGTTGAATTCAATAACATATCTGATAATATATCAATACAATGACCAACATATTGGTCTTGACACCGCACATGAAATTCGGTACATCGTTGTTGTGTAGATGCATTAAATTGTGCGCCAATTTTATTATACTCTGCAAAAATGCTTTTTGATAAGGGTATTTTAGTAGTTCCTTTGAAACACATATGTTCAATAAAATGCGCAGCTCCTCTAATATACGCGGGTTCGTGGATAGAACCTATATCACAAAATATATATATTGATGTTAAAGGAATTGAATTATATGATTTTTCCCATATTAACTTACACCCATTTGTAAAAGTATGTTGTCGAATCACCATAATATTACATTATAGTGATTTTATAATTATTAAATTTTATACATTTTGCTTGTTTTCAGGACTCACATATTACTTCTAAATAATCATTACTGGTTGAAATATACCCCTTATAGGCGTTTGAAATGATAAAAAGTCAAAATCCAAAAAATATTTATCTGGGGCCCTGACCAACCTCCAAAGGCACTCGTCCATAGTCAGCCTCATATGTGCTTTGATTCCATGGTCCAATATCTTTCTTTTCAATAATAGGATCTGAACGTAACTGCAAGTTGGCATTTTTTAATGTTTGACCAATAGTATCTAAACCAATATGATATCCTGCCTGTAATAAATCCGGCATTGCAACCGCTCCATTTCCAATAGGGTTTAGATTTGACCATTGGCTATTTTGATCACTTGGTAATAAATCACTTGGTTGTGCTACAGATTGAGCACTATAGCCAGATGGTGAACTTGATTGAGCAATTGGGCTTGGACCAGTAATAGGGCCAGTAATAGGTGCAGCAAAATCCCCCATTGGCGGTTGTTGTTGTTGTGGCATATTATCTAAACCAGTAGACATTAAATCAAACATGTTTGACTTGGATGATGTATAATATAATGCAATTACACAAAATACAATAAGCACAATAATCGGAATTAAATATTTACCAAAAAATCTGTTTAGTCCTGATTGTATATCTTTAAACATCTTTATATAAACGGAGGATAAAATTATTTATCATTAACGTTTATTCTAAATAGTTATTTATATTTAAATTTTATATATTTGATTTTTCTAAACTATTAATTTTGTTCGTTGATTTATTTTTGTTTTATTCATTGTTTTATTCATTGTTTTATTCTTTGTTTTATTCATTGTTTTATTCTTTGTTTTATTCGTTGTTTTATTCGTTGTTTTATTCTTTGTTTTATTCGTTGTTTTTATTATCTTCATCATTGTTTTCATCATCAAAATTACTGTCTAAATCACTATCATCATCAATTTCATCTAACATATATGTATTTTTAATTCGTTTTGCATCTAAATATGTTGAAAGTGCTAAATTTTTGGCAATTTTTGCCTTTTTTTTGGCCTCTTTATACATTTGATAATAAACATCATTTCGTTTTTTTAATTGAATAACATCATTTTCAGGAAGTTCGTCTAAAGTAAATTCAACCTCAGTTAAATTAGATGAATTTTTTATAGAATTAAAATTGTTATGTGCAAAAATATCATCTTCATCATTTAATTCTAAATTATTTGATTCTAAATTATTTGATTCTAAATTATTTGATTCTAAATCATTTGATTCTAAATCATTTGATTCTAAATTATTTGATTCTAAATCATTATTTATTTTAGTATCATTTACAGCTTTACTTGAATCTAATTTAATTAAATTTTCCGGTGATAAAGTATAAGTAATATTTTCATCTAAATTAAATGGCACATTAGATAATTGTGTTGAAACGGGTTGAGTCAATGTATCAATAGATTGTGATGATTTAATAATGCATTTTTCAAATAAATTTTTGGGTTTTAATACCATTATTTGTTTAAGTTCAATTTCAATTTGAAAACTTCGTGCAGAACATTTAATACCTTGCACTTCCATAATAGCAATAATATTTGTATTATCTTTGATTAGTTCAATATTTACATCTTGTTCATTTTCATCATAAATTTTAAGAGAACTTTTGCCTAAACATATTGGAATATTTGTTCGAGTTGTATAAAATTTACCAGATTTGTAGGTTTTTACTGGAGATAAAAAAGAATTTTCAATATCATGTTTTTCTAAATCTGTTTCAAACCATTTTTCGCGATTTTTAAAAATATATTCTTGGGAATAATTTTCTAAATTTTCCATCCATTGAATAAACTGTTCATGATCATTAGACATTAGTAAGTCACAATACATTTTTTTTCCAGCCTTTATTATACCTTGTTTGGTGTAACATTTAGGAGATTGAATATATAAAGGATTGCCTGATATTTGAAATTTAATGAAATAATTTCCACCTAAAATACTGGTTGGTGGAGATAAAGTAAGATTTTCAAAATTGAATTTTAAATTTGGTTCAAATATTTCTTCCATTTATGTTTTTAAGATATATTTATTACTCAAAGGAACCGAGAGTTCAGCCATACATCTATCAAGCCAATTCATTAAAAAATCCGCGCTTTAGTGTGTATTTTTCTGTAATAGTATATGGGGTATAGCCGTTTGAACCATTCGTTCGTATTTATTCTTAATTTTATCCAAAAAATACAAATTATAATTCAATGAAAAATATAAAAGAATATTGCGTTTCATTTTTACAAAATGAAGATATAAAACGGGAAGTCAGTAATTTTGTATTACCAATTGTAAAAATTGTTTACAATGAAATTTATATATATGTATGGTTTATTTGTATTTATAGTGTTTTGTTATTAGTTATTACTTTAGGAAATTTATTTATTCTGTTAAAACTATTTTATGAAAAACAATTAAATAATTCAGATACAATTTTACCAAATCATATTTTTAATGTATATTAAATATATAATGAAATCATATGGTAATAAATTAAGAGGTGGAGCTGGTGCTGCTGATTTTGCTCAATCCGTATATGGTGAAATTGGTAAACAATATCCGGTATCTGAAACGGATAATTCAATACGCATGAATAAAATGGGAGGTGGAGCTGGTGCTGCTGAATTTGGTCAATCTGTATATGGTGAAATTGGTAAACAACAGGCTGTATCTGCAACGGATAATACAATACGCATGAATAAAATGGGAGGTGGGGCAGTTCCATTAATGCCATCGAATATTATTGGTGGAAATTATAAAAAAAATGGTGGAAATATGTTATCGAATATTTCAGTTCCTGCTGGATTATTGTTAGCAAATACTATATTTAAACGTGGACAAGGAATGAATAAAAGTTTAAATAACAGTGTAAGAAATTTACGTAGATCTGTTAGATTTAAAAAAAATAAATCACGTAGTAGATCAAGAAGAAAAACTAAAAGACGATAAATCAAAATAATTATTAAAATATATATATAAATAATAAAAGATTTATTATGTATAATGGATAATCAACTTGTTTCTTTACAAGAAACACGAATTCAACAAATTAATAAAAAAAAAGAACTTATTGAAAATATTCAAAAATGGACTATAGTTGATGCCCAATTAAAAAAAATCTTGGAAAAATCAAAAGAATATAGAGAAATGAAAAATACACTGTCACAAACAATTTGCAACTATTTACATGAAAATAAGTTACAAAATACCAAGATAGATATAACAAATGGTCAAATAAAAATATATGAAAAAAAAGATTATAGTCCATTAACATTTAGTTATGTAGAAGAATGTTTAGGAAAAATTATTTCAGATAAATCACATGTAGAATATATTATAAATTATTTGAAAGAACATCGTGAAATTAAAACATCATCTGAACTTAGACGTACATATAAAGGTATTGTCCAAGATGAACCTATGTAATATATTATATTCTATAATCTATCAATATTATATATAATGCCACAATATCAACAATCACCACTAAATAAATACATGTATAATAAATTTGAAAATACTGAATTCCAAGCAGAAAACCTCGAACAACATGGTGGTAATAAAGAATTAAATATCGATTATATAAAGGTTGGTGGATATCCAATACAAAATTTAATATATGGTGGTAGTATTGATAGATTTAATAATTTAGTTGTTCCAGTAGGTTTAGTAATAGAAGATTATTCTTTAGATAAATATAATAACGGTAATAAAAAAATAGTGCAAGAAAATAATTATAGTTTAAATAAACAAATAAATGATGATTTATTTGAAAAATTATTTGGAGAAATTGAGATAAAACATACCAATAAAGAAAATAACCCAAATAAAGAAAATAACCCTAATAAAGAAAATAACCCAAAAAAAGAAAATAACCCAAAAAAAGAAAAAAATAAAAGAAAAACGTTAAAAATAAAAAGTTGATTCCTATAAACTAATATTCTGACCATTTATTTTTATTATAAGAATTCAAATTTAACATTTTAGATGCATTATCTTTCCAATATTTAACTTTTGCATCAAGAACTTGATCTTCTAAATTTTTTGGATATGATTTATTTACATTAGCAGACATTCGTAATAAATCATTTTCAGATGCCTTTGGTTTTTTGCCATAACAATTTACTCCAAACTTTACATAAGGATTCGAAATATATCCACCATTAATACCTGGTCTACCACAATCATTTTTATGATTATCCGTTTTTTGCAAAGAATCCCAAGTATTTTTTTGTGTTGGAAATAGAGCCATTTGACCATCAGACCATCCATAATTACACCATTCCCCCCCATTATTATACGAATCCTCAATTTGATCATATGAGGCAAGTTTTGCATCATAAGCACTACAAATTGCTTGAGCATCATCATATGTATACAAATTATTAGTTACATTAAATACCTCATCAATCTGTGGTTTAACCTGGTTATTCGAGATATCATTATTCGATGTATCATTTTTAGATACATTATTATTATTTGAAATATATTGACTACTATTTAACCAATTAATCAAAGAATCTCCTAATAATAAATCAACAATATTAATTCCAAACACATATTTGAAAAAATCCAAGATTATTTGCGTTGCTAACAATATCCACAACTTATTTTCAATAAAACCGATTGATATTGGACGTGTTTCATAAGTCATTGGAACATTACATAAATATACAAATGCATAAAACAATATAATAGATAATATTAGTTCTATAATTGTTTTAGGATCATTCAAAAAATCTTTACTCCATTGTAATATATAACCAAATAAATGGTTTTTATCATTCTCGGACAATGCAAAATAATGAGAAAATAATAAAAATATAAAAACACCAATTACTAAAAAATCTATTGCTTTACTTACTGCAATTTGTGCACCTATTGGATTTTCATTTTTATTAAAATAAACACCTAAGCCAAAATACAATACAAAATATGTTGCTAAAAATAATATAACTAATCCCATATTTGATTGGCTGAATAAATCTGTAATTAAATTTGAAATAATTGCGGAATCGGTATTTAAACTATTATTATTATTATTATACGATTCAGTATTTGATGTTGAATACATAATTTAATATATTATTATATGTTATTTTTTTTGCGATAGAATAAACAATATGCGTTTGGACTAATTATTGTATTTACGGATTTTTCATTAATAATATCAACATTTGTATCATTAAAATGAATCCATTCGTTTTGCGAATTTTTAACATATGACGTATAATGTCCGCCTTGGACACCTCCCATATGATTGCAAACTCCATATAAATCATATATATATTGTGCAGGATTATAACCACTTACATATTTGGATAGGTCCAAATCGGTAATAGGGAAAGGCACGTTATTTTCGATTTTATATGTTCCACAAGGTGAAAATCGTTTTAATGTAATAACCAAAATCTTGGGCAAATTCCAAAATGTAATACGTTTACATATATCTTCTTTTTTACTGGTTTTTTCATTATACCATGCATTATCTTTACTCAATATTTCATATTGAGTAAATACATCTAAACAATCCATAAGAGTAGATGTTTCATTTGGAATTGGTAAATCTAACATAAAAAAATTCTCGGGTTTAATAGAATGTATCGTATTTCCATCAATTGATTTTATTTCTGATACATAAATTCCGTAAAAAAATCCCATAATTTCGGAATATTCTTTTTCATAAATGCTTTTTAACATTTTATAACATTCGATCGCCATTTTATCAATATCATTTTCAATATTTCCTAAAATACGCATATGTATACCTCGTGAAATACTATTATGCATACATTCAATCATAAATAATAAAAATTCAGGCATATCATTTTGAGCCCAACCTGTAAAAAGTTCTTTGCCTTTTTCTTTTGCTAACTTATGAACATTATATATAAATCGGTTTGGTGATATAACACCATTATTATCCCATAAAAATTTATGTAATTCAATCCATTCAGTTAATATAATAGAATCTGGTATATCAGTTTTTAAATGTTTTATATGTGCATTAGATAATAAAAATTCACTGAGTTCATATGTATGATTTAATACTTGTAAACTTGCATTTAAAAAACACGTATTTCCAAGATTTGCTAGTCCGGTATAACCTTTTTTATGATATTTTGATAAATCCATTTTAATAATATAAAGATAAGTGTATATATCAATTTATCTTTATATTCTATGTATAACTCTAATTTACAAAATCAGAGATTGTCTACATTGGATAATTTAATTTATGAATATAATCGTAACATGCGTGAATATGGACAAAATATAAATGGGTTAATTTATACACTTAATAATATTCAACCTATAACTCCATTACTCGTAAATCCATATGTAAATTCAATATGGACAAATACAGTTAATGAGAATGATCCAAATTATGTAACAAATGAGAATGATCCATATTATGTTTCAAATGCAAATAATCCAGATAATATAACAAATTCAAATTGGTCAGAAAATACGAATCACCATGCAACCAATAACCATGCAACCCATCCAACAAATCACCATGCAACAAATCACCATGCAACCAATAACCATGCAACAAATCACCATGCAACAAATCACCATGCAACAAATCACAATCCAACAAATCACCATGCAACAAATAACTATGCAACAAATCACAATCCAACAAATAACTATGCAAACCATCCAACCAATCACAATCCAACTAATAACCCATATACAACAAATCATAATCCAACTAATAATCAATCCACAAATATTTCTACTATATATGATATATTGTCTTATATTATTTATCCAGTCAATGAAAATATAACTGGACAACCGACTTTAAGTCAGAATAATAATTTAACAGATGATCAAATTAATTTTGCAACTGAAAATATTACATTTAATGAAATGTTACCGCATCAACCAATTGAAGTGCAATGTCCAATTACTATGGAAACTTATATTAATGGTGATGAATTACTAAGAATAAAACATTGCAGTCATACATTTAAAAAAAATGCATTAATAAATTGGTTACATCGCGATTCTCGTTGTCCACTATGTAGATATGATATTAATAACTATATTGAGCATGAAAATTATAGTGATGATAATTATAGTGATGATAATTCCAATGAAGATAATTCTAATGAAGATAATTTTCCATAAATTTATTATAATATTTTATATTATTACACCATACATACAAAAAATGATACAAGTCTTATTTTTTGTATGTTCAAGTCGCCGACAAAAGAATTTTGTAAGAACGCAAAGATTCCCAAAATTCATTTTGGTCGGTGTAATATAAACCACTGAGGATTTAAACCGTTGAGGATTTAAACCGTGACACTTTATTGTTCCGTTTTTACATTTTGAGGGACATACAAGATTAATCCAACCTACGATTGGATTCGATCTAAAACGAAAATGGAACTTTGTTCCATTTTAATTCGGTATAAATTCAAATTTATCTTGGTGCAAAGAACGATGTAATCGGTTGTATACGTTGATTGTCATTACTAATTTTTGTCAAAACCTTATTAAATAATAAGACTTTGACTTTTGCAGAACAATATTTTTCTTTTTTCTTCATAAATATTTCCAGGTCGCTATTTTCTTTTTCTAATTCACTAATATCTTTTTTATATGTTTTAATTGCTGCAGATTTATTTTGAATTGTCCATATTTGTTCCAGTGCTAAACCAAACAATTGTTGCAATGGTTTCATCAATTGATTTGTAATATAGAATGTATAATCCAAAGGCAATTGTTCTTGTAAAATATAATCCGTTGTTTCTATTTTTTCACCTTGTAATGCTTTTTTATCCGTGCTCACAATATGCACGAATTTCATACGGTCACCCGGTTTCGGTTTATTTCCGGGATCGCGTTTTGCGATACGATCCGCCAATACTGCATGAGCTATTTGTTTTGGATTTTTATAATATCCTCTTAAAGCTTTTGTTATAGTTAATTTATCCATCGGCACATTACCGGCAGTCAATTCACCTAATGATTGTTCCAAGAATGTCATTGCTTTTTGTATATTGTTTTCTTTCATCAAAATATTCAAAATACCGCCATATGTATCTTTCAAATAATCGCACGAATCGCGGCGTTTTAATGATAGACCCATATATTTCATTTTACCTTTTTTCGGGTCGGTTTCATACAACATTCCAACATAACGTTTTTTTGAAAGCAAAATAAAAGGCATCAATGTTTTTTCATATGATAATTCCATTGGCGGTTTTAACCATTGTGTGCATAAATGTGCAGCATCTTGTGCAATTTCAATAGTTGCTTCAAGCGCTTTTTCGCCGCGTATTTGTTTACCTGTTTTTGGATCTTGTAAATTAAATGTAAAGAATACACTATCTGTATTATGAACTATTAAATTACCAATACCAGCAGCAAAATGATGATTTTCAGTTGTTAAATCATATACATATCCCTCATATGGTATTATAGTTTTATATTTTATTGTTGTTGAACTAATATGTTCAGATTCACTAAAATACAAAGCAAATTCATCATTTTGTTTTTTGAATATACTAATATATTGTCCGGTAGATTGCACATGTGCACATATTTTTGCTAAATTTAAATGATTTTTAGATGAAACTCCCGATGATATTTTTGTATTTAATAGAAAATTATTTAGGCAATATGATTCAAGCGGTATTTTATGATGTAATAATTTCATATTGAATTTAACATCATTTGGCGATATTTCTTGTCCATCTGGTAAAAGTAGTGAATGGTCGTCCGTTACATCAACTAGACCGCTTGATGTCATTATACGAATCATTTTTTTATGCGATGCTAATTCATGCCGAATTACGCGATATAGTGGGGTCCATCCAGATTCGGTCCAAGATTCTACTCCCGATAATTCACAAAATTCTTTATCTTGTTTACCCGGTTCAGATGATTGAATCCATAAACTTTTGCCATATCTATCCGCCAATTCATCAATTGCACAAATTACCAATTCGCCATTATATCGTATATAAACTGGGCAGTAATTTGCAACACTGTCGCCATATACATATTCCGCTTTTGTTAATACAGGTCCCATACATGTTGTATCATATTCCATATCACCATAAACTTCCTCAATAATCCGTTTTGCATAAATAATCATCATTCGACCAGTTGCTGTAGTTGATGCGGCAACGTCTTTCTCATAAAACGTGGATGTTTTTGCACCACACTGACCATATAATGAGTTTGCAGTTACTTTATATCCAAGTTGTCTTTTATCCAAGATATTCTGCATAAATGGATCTTTTTCCGTTTTAATAAGTTTGCGTGTATCAGAACGAGCTTTTAATAATTCCTCCAAGATTGATGGCATAATTGATTTTTGACCATTCGGTAATTGCGCCCATCTACACAATTTTTTACCAACTTTGGTTTTGACCGCTTTAGCTGCTGGACGTTCTGGATTTCGCAAATATTTGAATGTATCAAATTCAATATCAACATACTGATATCCAGGCAAGTTATCATATATATATTTTCCATCAATTCTTTCTCCGGTTTCATTAATTACTTTTCCACTCAAATTATATTCTATTGTATATACTTTACTATCATGCGAATAATTCTGGCTAATCATAGATGATGGATATAATGATGCATAATCAACACATGCTACTGGGTTGTCCATATACATTGAACATTTGGGTGGAAGAACAATTGCGCCCTCATAACCATCATAATCTTGATAATTTTTTTCTAAATCGGGCATTAATGTATTTTTTTCCCTGCATTTTTTAGCAACATAACTTGTTAATTTAATTCCTTGACCGCGAAATACCAAGAAACTAATTGGAACACTGCAAATATTAGACATTTCAACATATCCGGTTAAAACGTCTATTTTATTCATTAAGTGATGAACTAAATTACAATCTTGAATACAATATTTTGCTACAATAGCTCTATCTGCAGATGAACCATTTGTTAAACGAAATATATCTTGTGGAGATACATCATCTTTTGCTACATTCCATTTAACTGTTTTTGATAAATCCAGTTTTTCATGGCCCCGAATTGATATAATATTATATGTTACTGTTTGTTCTTTTCCTTTAACATTTTCCAAGATTTGTCGATTTTCAATATTGAGAACTTGGAATTTTTGCCCATTTTTATAATAATCTGACGTGAATCCCGAAATTTCAATATGAATAAAATCATTGACATGTAAGCCTGTGACATTTCCACTATATAATTCGGTTATTAATTGACCATCTGGATCTTGTGTATGCACTATACGTTTAATATCATCACTAATATATTGACCCACTACATCATCCAATTTATATGACGATAAATTAAAATCGCGTCTAAAATAAGTATACATATCTATTTGTAATCGCCCGGTCATTTTTGCAAATCGTAAATCATATTCACCGGTTGCTAATACAATTTTGGTATTTTCTATTGATAATTCGCGGGTTTCTTTGGATTCTTTAGCGCAAATTTCGTCAATCTTGCGAGATAATTGTAAAAATATACGGTCACAGTGATTTTCCTGTGCACGTCTAAACATAAACTCATAATCAAACCCGAATATATTATATCCAATAATAATATCCGGATTTTCACGTTGAATTAATTCAGTCCATTTTAATAATAAATCGGTTTCAGTTGTAACGGTTTCAATAACTACATTATTAACGGGATCACATGAATTTAAAACAATACAATGATTCAAATATGGTTCAGGTTCTCCATATCGCATAAATGTAGATCCAATAAATGTTACTTTATCTCCTTCTAATTGTGGGAAAAGTCGTGTCATAACGTCATTTATAATTTGAATTTGTTCATCACGGCTATATGAATCTGATGCTAAAAGATCAATAATTGTGCTTGTTTTTTGAATTTTTGTAGATTTTGTCAACTTTTTTGTATATTTTAAAGCAGCATCTTCATCTATATCTGGTGCATCATCATCATCATCGTCATCAGAGTTATCGCCGTTATTTCTACATAAACCGGTTGATCCATTTTGTTGATTTTCTGCATCTTCTTTCATTTGTTCGAAAATAGATTCAATTGTTATAAGTCGTGAATTATCCTCATCTTTATTTGCTAATTTTGCTTTTTCTAAAGGCAGATCTAATAATGTGCGAATTAGACCAAGCACTTTTTCTTTTGATGGAATATTTTTTGGATAAACTAAATCAATATCTTCACATTTTGCTAAATTAAATGCTGTTAATATTATTTTTTCCAATAATGTTTTGCATTTATTCAAATCAGTCATACATCCAGTATTATATTGTCCTTGATAAACATCTACCAAATTTGTGGCTAAACGTTTGTATGTTTTGACAGGAATTGGAAAATCACCATGTGAGCTACTTGCCTCTATATCAAAACTACATATTTTATATGGTACACGCGTTTCTTTTGCAGGTAAAGGTTTTAAATCCGCTAAATTACAAATATATTCATATGTACATGTTGTTTGACGCTCTAATGGTATTCCGACTTTTTGACTTGGAATAAATACCCAACCAGATGGACTAACATTATGAATATGAAAATACCGTAATAATGGAGGTATAGAGCTTTCGTATAATTCTAATTCAACTGTTTGTGAAATAAGTGGCGTCATAATACGTTCTGATGTTGTGCTATTTTTGAAACGTTTTTTGTATTCATACCAGAATCCTTTAACTTTATTCATAGTGGCTTGATTTTTAAACACTAATTTAACAAATTTGTGTTTTTTTCCACCGGAAAATCCATATAGTTTATGATATTCAACTAATTCAGCCGTTAAAATACTCGATTTTTGGAATTTTGCAAGTTTTTCTCGGAGTTCGGTTAAAAGTTGATCCGCATTTTCTTGATTCCAATTATCTGCGCCTTTTACATAAAAGAATGGTTGGAAATCTGGGATATAAATTGCACATGTTTCTCCATTTTCAGAAATACCAAACATTTGAATTGTAAATTTAGATGTATCTTTTAATTGTCTATATTGTGTATTATCTTCATCCGAATCTTGTTCTAAATCGGAATTGTCATCATATATATGGAAATCAATAAGTTTAAATGATTTGCCAACAATTGGGCGTTTAATTTTAATAATTTTTTTTGATAATTCAATTTGCGGTTTATTTGATTGTATTGACATACTCATATTATTATAGTTTTATTTTTAGATTATTTATTGATTATAATTAATAATTATAATCAATTTTATAGTGAATATGGTTAAATTATATCTTAGACAAAATTTTTACAAGTTTTTTTAATGTTTAACAATATAAATTTTACACCATTTAACATTTCAAATGCCGACCCTTAATGGTCAGCATCTTTGAATGTGATTTGGTAAATGTTACTTTATATCAGAGAAATTGCCTACGGCGATTTCAGGTTATATAAATAGGTTAAAAGGTGTATAATCTTTGTTCTTATGTGTAATACTTATAATAAAAAAATAAATATTGAATTCATCGACGGTGTAAATCATATACACCTTTTTTTAAATTATCCTCATTTTCTATAGCTTTTTTCTTTTGTTTTTCTGCATTTTTTAATTGGGATCTAATTTTATCTATTTGTTTATTTTTTTCTGTTACTATATTACTTTTATTATTAACAACATCAGTAGATGTATCAAGATCGGTTGACGCTTTAATATGGTCAGTTGCGGTTATATTAGCGTTTGTTAAAGCAGTAATAACCTTTAATGCTGCATTTAATTTAGTATTAGCACGATCAAGATCATTATTGCTGACATTTAAAAATTTTGTTAAATTATTTACTTTATCGGTTAATTCATCATATAGTGTTTTTGCAGTTATAACTTTAGTATTTGCACGGTCAGCATTAGCAGCAGAACTTTCTGACGCTGCTGATGCATTATTTAATTTAATTAGTGCTGCAGATTTTGCTAATGCGTTATCTTGAGCAGCTTTTGCTGCTGCTTTATCTTGGGCAGCTTTTACTGCTTTATCTTGAGCTTCTTTTACTGCTTTATCTTGGGCAGCTTTTACTGCTTTATCTTGAGCAGCTTTTGCTAATGCTTTATCTTGGGCAGCTTTTGTTGCTGCTGCTGCTGCTGCTGCTTTATCTTGAGCGTCTTTTACTGCTTTATCTTGGGCAGCTTTTGCTGCTGCTGCTTTATCTTGAGCGTCTTTTACTGCTTTATCTTGGGCAGCTTTTGCTGCTGCTACGTTATCTTGGGATTCTTTTGTAGAGTTTTTTATAGAGTTAGATGTGGATTTAAAGTCGTTTATACTAAACTGTTCTGTTAAACCTGTAATAGTTGGCTTTGTATAACCTTGTATGAAATTGTATGGCTTTACATAAAAATGATTACCAATAAATATTATAAAACAAATAATTAAAAATATATATATATAATTCTTCATTATTTCTAAATATTATATTATATTATATTATTATATTACGGTAGTGCATTATATGCAGATTTTGCAGTTATCTCCAATTGTTTTGCAACTTGTGCATTTGATGAAGCTGTAATAGCGGTTTGTTTTGCTTGTTCTAAATCAAATGCTGCTTTATTTGCATTTTGCTTTGCTTGTGATAATTCATCGCTTGTATTTTGAACCTGGTTAGTTAATGTTATTACATTAGCTGATGCATCTGTTAGTTTTTTTTGAGCTTCTGACATGGTTTGTGAAAAATTTGATATAGTATTAACTGATTGTATTAATTCATTTGATGATGAACCATCATTTCCTTCTTATAATCCATTTATTTTAATTTGAATAGCTAAAGAACCAATTATACAAATTATTAAAAATACAATTATATACATGTTTATCCATTTTATCATTTGATATTATATATTATATAATATCATTAAATTATGTAATTGAATAATTATAAAAATAAAACAAGTGATACATTCAATAATATAAAATATTGAATGTATTTTAGAGTTTATTTTTTATCAGTTTGTTTAAGATGTTTTTTATCAGGTTGTTTATCAAGTTGTTTATCATGTTTTTTATCAGGTTGTTTATCAGAACCATCATGGAAACCTTCTCCAAAACCATATCCAATTTGACTAATAACTAATGATCCCACTATACAAAGACTCAAAAAACAAATTGCACCACATTTTTCACTACTAAACATTATATATTTATACTATATTTTATTTTACTTTCTATGTTTTACACTTTGTTTACGTTTACTTTGTTTACGTTTACTTTTATTATTATATTTGCCACCAACTGAATTACTATTTAAAAACCATTTTTCCATATCAGGAGCTTTGCGATTGCCATTGTAATATTCCACTTTACCATTTATTATTTTATATATAGTAGGAAACCCATTTACTATTAATTTTGGATTTGAACCAGAAACAAACATTTTATTGATTTTTTCAATACTGGTTTTCGAATTTTTATCATCAATATCGCTAAATATGTATTTATTTGGAAATTTATTTTCAATATTATTTTTCATTACATTCCATTCAGGTTTTAATATTTGACAATGTCTACACCATTCAGCATATACTTTTCCTATAACTATTTTAGATTGTAATTGTTTATTAGTTACATTATTATTTGAATTTGGCATTTTTTTTTGTGTATATCTAACTGAACGCACATTATTTGAATTTTTTCCACCAAAATCAAAAAATTTGCCAAACATTATATAATATATTCAGAAATGAATTTACATTATTTGATATTTATGCTATAAAATTTTTTATAATATAAATATATAATCTAATATGAATAATAATAAAACAATAAAAATATTATTTCATATATTTCTATTATTTGCATTTTTAGCCGGAATATACGTATGTTTAACTGGTGATATATATAAAAGTTTGTATAAAGTCGAATCAATGGATATGGGTGAATTAAATAATGAGGCAACCGTTACAAATAAAAATGCGACTGAATCATGTCCTGACTTATTAATAAAAAAGGGTAATTCATTATTATTATATAATACTAAAATGCTAGAAGTTGACGGTGTAAATCCTCTACCATTCAAAAGTTTAGATGATTATATTAAATATATGGATGTTAAAAAACAAAATGGATCACAATGTCCTGTTTTATTTTTACAACAAGAAAATGATGTGCAGGGTAAAGATGTATTTCGTATGAGGCCAAGTCCATTTTATGTAGAAGGAGGTCTACCCCCATTACCTATGCAAATACATGATAATGCAGTAATACAAAATATAGTAGATGCATCTCGTGAAAATCCACCATATAATGCTAATAATTATGCCGGGTTTGATCCTTATAACTATGATATAGGTAGATTTTCGAATATAGATCAAATACACAAATCAACAATGGACGATATTAGTGATGCGTCTGGTAATTTAATGAGTGATAATCCAATGGATTCTAATTGGGGCGGTATTGCAGTAACACGACGAGCAGTTGAATCTGGAAAATATGCAGAAAATGAGGTTAGACCAGTTATGTATCCCAAATTGGTTAAATAATAACTTAATTATTGCATTTTTTATACTGTTTCGCGTTTATCAATTAAAAACTGTTTCACACTTTCAATACAGGTTTTGCTAATTTTACGCGTTTTTCCATTTAATTCGTAAGATGTATTATTAAGACATTCGGGATTTTTATCGAGTTCTTGCATTAATCTTGGAAAAGATGGATATAGTTTCATAATAGCTTGTGCAGTTACTGAACTAATTCCAGGTATTTGACTTAATAATATTTCTCCTATATTTTCAGGAGTAATATTATCTTTTTTTACTTTTTTTACAAAATTAACATAATTTTGTGGCGGTGTTTGAGGTTCATCAATAATAAGTTGGTTAGTAAAACTAACGATTGGTGCACAAACCTCATTTTGCGATTCATTGTAAATAGGTGTATCAACTAATATTGGTTTGACTGGTTGTTTTAAATAAGCAGGAATAACACCTTTTGTAAAATTTCGGTCGATTTTATCTGAAATCCAAATAATTATTTCTGCGGTTTCTTGGACAGAATTTGTTCGAAATACACTAAAACCTTTAAAAAAGTTGAGAGATGCAATTGATGAATATACAATTTTTTTTTCCATTATACTACGCAATTGACCAGTGGTGCCTTCAATAATATATATAATATTATGTGGAACTAGACCAGATGCATGTAGTAAACGGTGCGATTGTTCTTCATATCTCCCATCTTTTATACTAGCCAATAAATCGGTTAAAGATTTGCGTTCAATAATACAAACGGGTTTATCTTCATCAGTATTTATTAATATATCACCTAAAGGTATTACTTTTTTGCTTAATTGTACATTTGTGCAATTTCCGTCTAAATTTACAATGGAATAACATTTTTCATATAGTGTTTGTTCACGTTCATCAATAATTACTTTCATTTTGTTAGATTAACAATATAGTGTATCTTGGAATAACATTATATTGTTTTTATAAATCATTTGTCTGACCAAAATGAATTTTAGAACGCTATGTAAGGTGACTTGACTCATTTTTATTTATGTCAGGTATAAATGCAATAAAAATATTTATTACATACGTGCATAAGATGCGGGTGGATGATAACCAATACCTTGAGATTGGTTTACATGTGGATTTGCAGTAAATTGCAATTTAGTCAAACTACAACAACGCAATGGTGATATTTTAGGATTGCAAGTATTGATATAAACGGATGACCATGAATCACGACCAATCATATATGGAAACCCCGCTTTTTTATTTCCACCTCCTTGGTTAACATCGGTATATGCATTTGATCCCATTCTACTTCGACTTGATGATGAAAAATAATTATTTGAAGACATTATATAATTAATATATATAATAAATATTGTTATATTAAAGTTTGCTAAAATGTTTCTAAAATGTTTCTAAAAAAGTTTTATATAATTGAATATTTTCTATTTTAATTCTTTAATGGAATATAAATATGTAATAAACTAAATAATAAATCAAAATGGTATAAACCCAAAATACTATACTATGTATACAATTTCATTTTATTTTATGAATAACATGAACACTACTATTAATTATGGAGATGATGATATCCGTATTGAAAAAAATCAATTTGGAATTGATACTTTTATTTTTGATCCATACAATAATCAAAATGTTGCAATTACGGAAAAAGATATTCTAAAAATCCTAAATACCTATGGAATAAATGTTTCTATTCAAAATTTCGAATTATTTAAACGTGCATTTATTCATCGATCATATATTAAACGCCCTACTTTAGAAAATGAAAAGAATAATATAGTAATTGTTCCTAAACCTAATGATTGTTTGCCTTTATATACAAAATCAAATGAACGATTAGAATTTATTGGAGATGGCGTTTTAGAATGTATTACTAAATATTATTTATATCGCCGATTTCCAAAAGAAAATGAGGGGTTTATGACAGAAAAAAAAATCGCATTAGTCAAAAATGAGGCAATTGGAAAAATGGCTTACGAAATGGGTCTGCATAATTGGATTATATTATCTAAACATGCCGAATTAAAACAGACCAGAACTAATCTCAAAAAATTGGGTTGTTTATTTGAGGCATTTTTAGGTGCATTATTTTTAGATAGTAATAAAATTGAGATTAAAGATGAAGATGGATGGTTTGCAAATATATTTAGCACAGGACCAGGTTTTCAAATAGTGCAGATTTTTGTTGAAAATGTATTTGAAAAACATGTAGATTGGATCAGTTTAATTCGAAATGATGAAAATTATAAAAATATATTACAGGTTCGAATACAAAAGGAATTTAAAGTTACTCCGGATTATTTAGAGGTTTCTTTACATAACCAAGAAACGGGATATCATATGGGTGTTTATTTATGTTTAGGGCAACCACTACATATGGTATCTACTGCAAATTCAATGCATATTTCGAATTTCAAATCTTTCCAAGATATACATTCATATATGGCAATTCATGGTAAAATTTTTATATTTTTAGGAGAAGGTATTCATAAAATTAAAAAAAAGGCGGAACAAATTGCTTGTGAAAATGCTTTATTCTCACTAACGCATCTATAATTACAGGGTCAGATGCGACCTTTGGTCGCATCAACCTTAACACGCCATTTGGGCGTGTTTGAGGAACCTACGTTCTGTCACCTTTGGCTAAGAACGTTAGTCAGATGTTCAAATAATGCAATTGTTGGTTGCATTATTTGAACTTTATGTTCCCTGTATCTCTGTAATATATATATATATATTAGTATTATGAACGCGGTATTAAATTTAGAACAATTAAAACAAAAACATGCTCCAAAAATGAAATCTGAAATAAAGATTCACATTTTAAAACCCGCAAAAGAATTAGCAAAAGAATTAAAAAAAGAATTAGCAAAAGAATTAGCAAAAGAATTAGGAGAAGAATTAGGAGAAGAATTAAACGATGAACCGGCAAAAGTAGTTGTTATTGCAAATGATGACGATTTAACGGATCCATATGAGAAAAATCCAATAAAACGTGTTCCGGTAATAAAAGATTTACGCGGAAAAACAAAAATAGATAGAGATGTAATATTAAATCGCATTCATGCGCACTTACCAATTAATCCTATTAATAAAATAAATACAATACTTAAAATTGGCGAGGATCTTGAATTAAAAGAACTTAATTTAGATGATGATTCGCTATTTAAAGTTCCAGAAAATCCAAAATCATTACATCAAACTGAGGTTATTGAAAAAGAACCCATTATAGTTGAACCTACTACCGGTGAATCCGTAATTATTAAAAAGAAAAAAGCAGTTGTAAAAGCATCTGACCAAGAATTAGATACAGGTATTCAAGCTAAAGTTGTAAAACGGAAAAAAATGGTTAAAACAGATATTCCTCCATCAACCGTTGATTTTATGGCAGTTAAAATTGGCCAACATTTTATTAGTGACAGATTACCTCCTACAAAAGAAAAAATTATTATACAAGCATCTCAATATTACATGAATAATCGCAAAATATATATAAAACAATTAGCCGATTTGTTTAGACCATATCGAGAAGAATTGGCTGAAAATGCAGAAAATATTTCATGCAAAACCAGTTCAAAAATTAAAAATTTTGATTTACTGACTCATCAAAAAATTGTGCGAGATTATTTAAATATATATACACCATATAGAGGTTTAATATTATATCATGGACTTGGATCTGGTAAAACATGTTCGTCAATTGCACTTGCTGAAGGTATGAAATCGCATAAACGCATATTTATAATGACACCAGCATCACTTAAAATGAATTTTTTTAGTGAAATTAAAAAGTGTGGAGATTTATTATATAAAAAAAATCAATTTTGGGAATTTGTATCAACTGAAGGCAAACCAGATTACATTGATGTCTTGGCAAAAGCATTGCAATTACCAATAGAATATGTGCGATTAAATAAAGGTGCTTGGTTAGTTGATATATCAAAACCCGCAAATTTTGCTGATTTAGAAACAGATAAACAAACCGAAATTGATGAACAATTAAATCAAATGATTAGAACCAAATATACTGATATTAATTATAATGGATTAAATCAAAAAAAACTTGAATTATTAACTGGCGATTTTACGCGTAATCCATTTGATAACTCGGTGGTTATTATTGATGAAGCTCATAATTTTGTAAGTCGTATTGTAAATAAATTGCCAAAAAGTTCAACACCAGCAGCAATTGAAGCTGCTAAAAAATCAATTTCATATATGTTATATGAATACTTAATGGATGCAAAGAATGCGCGTATTATATTACTTACTGGAACTCCTATTATTAATTATCCGAACGAAATTGGTATTTTGTTTAATATTTTGCGTGGATATATTAAAACATGGACATTTCCAGTGCGTGTTAAAACCACAAATATTGTAAATCGCGATTCAATATTGGATATGTTTGATAATGAAAACTTTCGGACATTTGATTATGTTGAATATAGTGGAAATAAATTAACGGTAACAAGAAACCCTTTTGGTTTTATAAATACCAAGAAACGTGGTCCTGTAAGAGAAAGAGGGGGTAATTCTAATAGTAAAACAAAAAAACACAATAAACACAATAAATCAATAAATCTTGATAAACATAATAAAACAAAAAAACATGGTAAACAATTAGTTGATAATGATACAGACAAATCTATTTATAATATTGATAATGGAGTTATTAAAATAAATCCAAATTTTGAAAAAAAAATAAATATTAAAATTCAAGAAGATAATTCACATACTAAAGATGATATGGATACTTGGAATCAATATAATAAAAATCAATATACGGGTGACAATGAACCGCATCAAGGAGGTAAACCAGACAAAAAAAGTAAACCAAACCAAGAAAGTAAACTAAACCAAGAAGGCGGTGAAGGAACTGAGGTATTTGACCGTTATAATGGTGTGCGTTTGGATGACACGGGAAATATTACAGATGCAGAATTTGTAGCTACAATTAAACGCATTCTTGGAAAAAACGACATTGAAGTTATTGATAGTGGAATTAAAATTGTAAATAATAAAGCATTACCGGATGATTCTGAAACATTTATGGAAACATTTATTGAACCTGGTGCAAAAGAAATGAAGAATGAAAATGTATTTAAACGCCGAATCTTAGGTTTAACATCATATTTCAGAAGTGCTCAAGAACAATTATTGCCACAATATATATTAAATGAACAGGGCGGTATTTTTCACACGGTTCGAACAGAAATGTCTGAATATCAATTTGGAATATATGAGGAAATTCGAAAAGAGGAAGAAGATAAAGCCAAAGCTATAAATAAGAAAAAACGACAACAAGCCAAGAAAGGAGATGACCTATTTCAAACCGCATCTACATATAGAATTTTTTCAAGAGCTTGTTGTAATTTTGCATTTCCAGACCCACCTGGACGGCCTAAACCAAATAAACATGTTGCTGGATTAGTCGAAAGTAAAGAAGGTGCAGAACCAGCACAAGAAGATATAGATGAAAATGAATTTGATGCAGTTCCTCTAAATCTTAGAACATTAGGAGATGATTATGCAACAGAAGAGGATACTGAAAAATTTGCAGAATTGGATCAAGGTAAACAATTGGATTATCAACAACGCATTGGCCATGCACTAAAATATTTGGAATATAATCCCGATTCGCCAAGAGAGCAAGAATTTTTAACACCTGAAGCATTAGAAACGTATAGTCCTAAATTCTTGAGTATCTTGGAAAATTTATCCGATGAAGATAATCAAGGCCTACATTTAATATATAGTCAATTTCGAACAATTGAAGGTGTTGGTATTTTGAAACTTATATTAGAAGCAAATGGATATGCCGAATTTAAAATACAAAAAGGTGCAACTGATGATTCTTGGACAATAGTTGAATTGCCTGGAAAAGATGATTTGCCTAAATTTGTTCTATATACAGGAACTGAATCAACAGAGGAAAAAGAAATCATCCGTAATATTTATAATGGTGATTGGGAATATGTTCCTGCATCAATTACTGCAAAATTACGAGAAAAATCAGAAAATAATATGTATGGCGAAATTATAAAAATACTTATGATTACGGCATCGGGTGCAGAGGGAATTAATTTGAAAAATACGCGATTTGTTCATATAGTTGAACCATATTGGCATATGGTGCGTATAGAACAAGTTATTGGTAGAGCCAGACGTATTTGTTCACACGAGGATTTACCCGAAGAATTGCGAAATATTAAAGTATTTTTATATTTGTCGATTTTGCCTAAAGATTTGAAAACAAATCGGGAAAAGTTTACAAAACATATTGAATTATTGAATCGCGATGTAAGTCGATTGGATAATAAAGTATCTCTTACAACAGATGAAACCTTATTTGAATCTGCGACTATTAAAGATACAATTAATCAACAAATATTAATGGCTATGAAAGAAACTGCTATGGACTGTAGTTTGTATTCCAAGGGAAATAAATCAGAGGATTTAGTATGTTATGGATTTGGAAAAGTTACATCAAACCAGTTTGCATCATATCCTACATTTGAACAAGACCAAGGAGAACGAGATGAGGTAAATGTTAAAAAACAAATACTAAAATTAAGTAATGTAACATTAAAAGGTGTTAAATATGCTTGGAATGAAGCAACAAATGAATTATTTGATTATGAAAGTTTCCAAAAATCCAAAAAAACCGGTGAAGACTTGTTATATGTTGGTCGATTGGTAAGAGATGGTCCAAGAAAATTTCATATAGATACTGAAACTGGCAGAGTGTAAAGTTTTATTGAAATATATATGAAATCATACGTTCATATATTTTGTTTTTATTTCATATATTATTTATGTTTTCTTGATTTACAATTTGATTTATATTTATATTTATGCGTTTTATTATTACCACCTTCAATTGTAGGTTGATCTTTTATTAATTGAAATAATGTTTTAACATGTGCAATATATTCAGCTTTATTATAGACATATACTCTGTCTGGTATAATTTCAACAATAATAAATAAAATTATATATGTACCTCTATCTTTATGAAAATGTTCTACATATCTATAATTAGATGGTCCTTTTAATACTTCAGCTTCCCAACTTGATGATGGTGATATATAAGCAAAACCAGAGTTTCCATTATACTTTTCAATAAATATAATTTTTAATTTTGGAATATTAGTTGTTGGTATAGGTATAGGTATATTATATTGATCATATAATTCCATTAAATCCGTATTGGCTATATCAAACATTCTATCATATGAAAAATGAATAGCTACGCGTAGGTCAAGTGTAAATGATTTTAATGCAATAAATAATGGTCTATGTTTAAGTGTTGTTATCATTTCATTTGATATTACATTTGGCGAAACACCTGAATATAATAATATATTATTATCAAACTCTGATAAGATTCTATTAATATTACCACCATTTATATCATTAAATTTATTAATATTTTCAAATAAATCTTGAATACTGTTTATTGTATGGTTATATGCTTTTAAAAGGGTTTTATATCGTTCATCATCTTTTCTGGTTATGGTATTTAAATAATCTATCAATAGTTTAGGTATATACATTTTTTTTTCAAAAATAGTCAATGTATAATCAAATGAATTAATATCAAATGTGTCGGGATATTCGGGATTTTGTCTATATTCATATATTATTTTATAGTTTGCTTCTTCTTCAAATGATGGATTGTCTGGTATTTGTTCCAATTCACGTATTAATTCTATTAATTTATCAAGTGGATTACTACTACACCGCCCTAATATTAAGTTACTTAATTTTTTTACTTGAAAAATATTTGAAAAACAATTATAATCAATATCTAATAATTTAGTAACTTCCATTTCAATATCTGATATATCTGCTTTTTCAGAAGGTTGCGTTGATTTCAACCGTGTTTCAAATGCTTTCACGGATTTAATACGAGGTTTTTGTTCTAAAGTGTAGTAATCTAAATCAGCTGTATCTGGATATTTTTTTTTAAACTCATCTATTAAATCTTTAGTAAAAGCCGACATTATACCTAATCTATATTATATTTATAATTTAAAATAATATATAATTCTTTTAAATTATATATAAAAACAACGCGTTAATTTCATTTATAGAAGAATGAACGAAGAAAATAATGTTCTTACAATTAAAACAGTTCAAATTCAACCTATACGTAATATGATTACGGCAATTAAAGACATTTTAACTGATGCTACTATGACTTTTACTAAAGATGGTCTAAAGATTATTAATTTTGATAAAACTCATACAATCTTAGTCAATGTTGTTCTAAATGCATATAGATTTGAACAATATACATGTAATCCTGATAAAATTATTGTTTGTGCAAATACTCTACACTTATTTAAAGTTATTTCTACAATTTCAAATGATGATACATTATCAATGTATATTGAAAATACGGATTATCACGATGGTATTGTATCGCATTTGGGTTTACAATATGATAATGGCGATATTAAACAGTGCTATAGTCAAAAATTGCGTTTAATTGAACCCGATAATGAAGAGTTAGTTGTTCCTGATGTAGAATATTCAACTGTAATTAATTTACCTACATCGGATTTTCAAAAAATTATTCGTGATTTGAATGGGATTTCAGATCGTATTGAAATTAAATCAGTGGGAAGTGATTTAATATTTTCTTGTGAAGGCAATTTTGCAAGTTCTAAAATTTATCGTTCAGAATCAGATGGATATATGGAGTTTGTTCAAAAACCGGATGCGGCAACTATTATTCAAGGGGAGTTTTCTTTGAAAAGTTTGTCGCATTTTATTAAATGTACGCCTTTGTGTAGTCATTTAGAAATGTATTTAGGGAATGATTTACCATTAATTGTTAAATATGATGTGGCATCATTGGGGGAAATAAAATTGTGTTTAGCACCTCTGCCACCATCCTAATTACAAGGTCAGATGCGACCAAAGGTCGCATCAACCTTAACACGCCATTTGGGCGTGTTTGAGGAACCTACGGTCTGTCACCAAAGGTTACAACTTGATGCCCGTAGGGCATCTTGGCCCTTTATGCGCAGCGAAAACGACCCCCCCCCCTTTACAAGTAATTTAATAATATATTCATAAATAAAGTAATATATTATTAACACAAAACCGTTCAAAAAACCACTGAATATATTCATACTTAGACAGTATAAAAGGTAGGGGGCGTAAGGGTCAGATTCCCCAACGGGGCATCCAACCCCATATTAGATACCATTCCAACCTAAACTACACCCTCCAATACTTCCAGTAAACATGTTTTGTCCTACCCCAGTCCATGTAATTCCATCAGTTGAACTTGCAAATGAATATGCGCTGCTATTCCCCAAACCACCTGATGCTACAAAAATAGTTCCAGTCCACGTTATTCCATAAACACCTGATGAAAATATTGAGGTAATTCCACTGGCAGATGTCCATGATGTTCCATTTGACGAATATGCAATTCCTGCTACATTTGAAGTGCTATTTCCACCAGCAACATATATTGAACCATTCCATGCTATACCCATAACAGTTGATAAAATAGAGCTACTATTATCAACATTACCCCATTCGATTCCTAGTGAATTTGTTGTATAACGTATACTTGTTGTTCCTGATGATTTTCCTCCAATAATCCATTTTGTGCCATCCCATAATACAGCATATCCACCATATGATGCACCACCTACAAATACATTAGCTTGATCGGACCATGTTTTACCATCAGATGATGTTGCTACATGTATTGAGTTAGACGAAAGCCCAACTGCTAAAAGTATAGTGCTATTACATGATATTGCATAACCACCATTTCCTGAAAAACTATTAGTAGCTGCAGTCCACCCGGATATACCATTTTGCGACCAAGCAATTGAACTGCTACCACCAGTACCACAAGCAACCCATATATTTAATTTAGCGGAATATGTTATACCTCTACATGAACCAAAAAAACTTCCAGAACCTATCCAATTTATTCCATTATACGAATGTGCTAATGAATTTGTGCCTGTTCCACCCGATACCCATAATTTATTATTATATGCAACAACATATCCAGTAGTGGAAAAAATAGATTTACCCAATCCATTCCATTTTAATCCATCGAATGAATATGCAATTGTATTTACGGTTCCTGCACCACCACCAACTGCAACTATCATCGTTTTTTTGCTAGTATCATATGTAGATAATATGCCGTTGTATGCTAATTTACGAGTAAGAGTGGTATTGCTAAATGTGTTTGGTCCTTGTCCAAACCATATATTTCCCGTAATTGATGGTGATGTAGCAATAAAATTCGTGGTGCCAGATCCAATAACTACCCATAATGATAATGAATTTATCCATTTTACATAATTACATGATGATGTAAATAATGCGCTGTTAACTATTGTCCATGTTATACCATCAGGTGATGTTAATATAACTCCTCCAGCTCCAAGATTATTTCCACATGCTACAAAAGTAGAACCATTATAATCAAGACCACTTATGTTTTGATTTGTTGACAATAAAGCATTAGCAGCGTTGTTAGTTGTCCATGTTATACCATCATATGAATACTCAAAATTTTTGTCCAAATCACCACCAACAGCAACAAATATAGATTCACTTGCGGAAATACCTCTTAATTGTCTAATACCAGCTTGTGTAATAGAATTCCATGTTTTACCGTTAGCCGACCATGCCGTTATACGTGTATAGCCGCCAGCTATAAACACCTGTAATATAGGTATCCATTCAACTGCAAATGGTCCATTTGATGCTGCAAATGTAATCATTGTTTTTGATAAAGTCCAATTAATTCCATCAGTTGACCATGCAAAACTATTTGTTGGTGTATAATTTGTTCCTACCCAAATTTTTAATGTTGGTGACCAAGCTACATTAGGGAATGATGTAAAAATTGAACTGATAATAGGTGTCCAACTAGTTAAATTTGTTGAATAAAATATAACATTACCGGTTGAATTATAAGAACCTACAATCCACATTGATCCATTATATGCAACATGAAATCCATTAGATATATCGGTTATACTTAATCCTATCCAATTTTTGGCATCAAATGAATATGCAAATGTATTTGTTGAAGCAGCGGTTGTTAATAATATTGTTGACACATTATTTGTTGTTGCAGTAACTCCATTTGAACATATTCCAAATCCTTGTGCTGAAAATATTGATATACCTTGACCATACCATGTTGATCCATTCACCGAATATGCCAACGTATTTCCGGTTGATTTTCCAGTTAAAGACCAATACAGACCATTCCATATAATATTATTACTCATGCTACCAACACTGTTAAATGGTGATGTAACACTGGTCCAAGTTGAACCGTTAGTTGATGTTGCTAATGAATTTGCACCATTAGTGCCTTGTCCCGATGCTACAAATATTGTGCCATTCCAACCTAATCCTTTGCAACTTGTTGATATATATATTGTGCTATTTGTTACTGCACTAAATGATGGTGGATTACTGGTTGAACGGGCCAGTGTATTTCCACCACTACCACCAGCAACTATAATTGAACCCGTATAAGAAAATGCATTACAATTTGTTGTAAATACACTTGTTCCTAGTCCGGTCCACGAATAACCGTCCGAACTATATGCAATTGTATTTCCACCATTACCTCCTGCTAAAAATAATGATAATGAATCATTCCATATTACACATGATCCGTATGATGTAAATGTGCTTGTTAATAATCCAGTCCATGAAATTCCATCACTTGACCATGCAAGTGTGTTTCCACCACTACCTGCAGCAACCCATCTATTTATAGTGGGAGAATATGCAATACTATTACCAATTGATGAAAATGGTGTTGATACAATGCCATTCCAAAATAAACCGTCAGATGAATATGCAATTGTATTTGCTCCTTGACCTACTGCAACATATATGGAAGAACCATTATATGCGATTTGATTACATGCAGTTGTAAACGTGAGTGCACCCAATCCAGTCCATGTAATACAATCAACTGAATATGCAAGTGTATTTCCACTTTGGCCACCAGCAACAAAAAATGGAGTGATGGGATCTATTGTAGTTGGTGCAGTATATGTTAGTTGAGGGATAGTTGGTGTTATATTTGAAAATAAACGCCATCCATTAGTAGAAAATACAGATTTGCCAAGACCTGTCCAATTTATTCCATCATATGAATATGCTATTGTATTTACGGTTCCATTACCAGTAGCTAACCACATAGATAATTTTGAATTCCATATAACTCCATAACCCGCAACTGAAAATATAGTTGTTCCTGTAACTCCTATCCATGTAGTGCCATTAGTTGAATATGCAATTGCATGTGTTCCAGGCAATCCAACTGCAACAAACATTGAACCGTTCCATGCAATTGAAAAACATGATGCCATTAATGTTAATGAATTATTAACTCCGGTCCATGAAGTTCCATTAATTGATGTTAATATAGTAAATGTTGTGCTATTACCACCAGCTACCCATATTGAACCATTCCAACATAATCCATAACCAACTGCACTAAATGCATTTGCTGCAAGAATTCCAGTCCAAATTTTACCATCATATGAATATGCAATTGTATTTGTTGCTGAACCAACTGCAACAAATATTGTTCCATTCCATGCAATTGAATATCCATATAATGAAAAAACAGTTTTTGCTGTAATACCGGTCCATGCTATTCCATTTGTTGACCACATAATACTATTTGTTCCTTCTCCAACTGCTACCCAAATCCCAAGCTCGTTTGCATATGCACTTGCATATCCTTGTGTTAAAAATGCAGAAGCCGCTACAATACCTGTCCAATTTATACCATTATATGAATAAGCTAAAGTATTTGTGGTTTTACCAGCAGCTACCCATAATACTCCATTATGTACTATACTGTGACATGCTGTTGAAAATATAGAAACACCTAAATCTGTCCAATTTTGTCCATCATTTGAATATGCTAATGTATTTGTTCCTTGACCACCTGCAACTATTACATTATCTGGTGCAATTTTATTCCAACACAGTGAATTTACGGATGTTGTAAATGCTCCTTTTCCTATAACAGTCCATCCATTATATCCCGTAATTGAATATGCATAATAATCTGTTGCATCTTGTCCAGATGCTAAAAAAGATGAACCATTCCATATTACACTATAACCAGTTGTAGCAAAAATTGTGTTTCCTGTAATACCTATCCATGTAGTTCCATCATTTGAATATGCAATAGAATTAGTAATTCCATTAGAGGCAGGTGATCCTACTCCTACATAAATTGAACCATTCCATGTAATACTATAACATGTTGTAAATAAAGGATTTGTATTATTAACTTGTAACCATGATGTTCCTAAACTATTTGTTGAGTAATACATACAATTAATTAAATTTGTGCTACCTCCAATAATCCATATAGACCCATTCCAATAAGCCGTATAACCACCATACCCGGATCCACCTTGAAATACCTTTTGACCAGTCCAATTTATTCCATCTGTTGATGTTGCTAAATCATATATATTTCCTATACCAAGCGCCAAGAACATGGAACCATTCCAAACAACCGAATTTCCTCCATTACCTGAAAATGCATTAAGTGATGCCGCCGTCCATCCACTTATACCAGTAGTTGAATACATTATAGTATTTGTTCCTTGTCCAACTGCTATCCATCGGCCAAGTTGAGAAGAATATACAATTGATCTACAACTAGTGCTAAATGTGGATGCAATTCCAGTCCAATTAATTCCATCAATTGAATATACCATATTATAAGTAGTTCCCTGACCACCAGCAATCCATAAAGGATTTGTTAATGAACCATTATATGCTACTGTTAAACCAGCAGTTGTTAATAAAGATGCCGTTACACCGGTCCAGGTCATACCACCATTTAAAGAATATGCTAAACCGGTTGCGCCAGTTCCTGCAGAAACAATCATATTTGGTAGTTTAATTGTGCTATTATTAGATGCAACACAAATACTTGAACTAAGTATATTTGTGCCTAAACCAAAAAATGCTTTTCCATTTGTTGACCATGATAATGTATTTGCGGAATTTATAGCAGGAGCTATAAATAAGTAACCAGTCCAACGAACTTTTTGACAATTTCCTGATATAACTACATTACCTGTGCCAGTCCATGTATTTCCATCATTTGACCAAGCTAATGTATTTGTTCCTTGACCTCCAGCAACAAAAATTGATCCATTCCAACAAACTCCTGAACCTGAAGATATTACTGAATTTCCAAGACCAGTCCATGTATTTCCATTAGTTGATTTTGCTAATGCATTACCAGTTCCAGAACCAGTTGCAACAAAAATTGATCCATTCCAACAAATATCATTACATTGTGTTGTAAATGTAGTTAAACCTAATCCATTCCAGTTTTTACCATCAATTGACCAAGCTAATGTATTTCCACTACCACTACCTCCTGCTACACATAATCCTAATGATTCGGACCATGCTAGACCCATACAGTAATTTGTAAATGTAGTAGATCCTAAACCAGTCCAAGTTTTACCATCATTTGACCAAGCTAATGTATTTCCACCTTGACCACCAGCTACCCATATATTATTTGATGGCAAATATATAACTATATTACATTGTGTTGTAAACGTAGTTGTTCCTGAACCATTCCAAGTTTTACCATCATTTGACCAAGCTAATGTATTTCCACCTTGACCACCACTTACCCATAATGAACTATAATAAATTGTATAGCATGTAGAAAATATAGATGTTCCTAATCCAGTAAATGTTTTACCACCGATCGACCAAGCAAGTGAATTTCCTCCACTACCACCAACGACTATTATCTTTTGATTATTGTTATTTTGTACAAGCAAACTGTTCATTGAACATATAGAACTAAACATATAAAGTATTTATAATATATGAATACATCTAAATTAAATAAAATAATGGAATTATCTAGACCAATTGACTATATTTTTACAAATTCATTAACAAATAAAACTTTGCAAAATATTAAACAACACACACTGTATTTATGGGAAAAATGTCCAGTATGTAAAAAATCGCAACAAGTGTTATATAAATATTTGAATAGAGTATGTAATATTTGTTTAGCTAAATATTATATGTTAGATGGGTCAAATAATCGTATATTAGTAGGAAATTTAGGAATTGCTGGGGGAATACAAGCTTTCAAATTAATTGCGAATAGTTCAGGTGAAATTCAAAAAATAGAATTACCATATTCGCCAGAATATAAATGCAGTATTAATGATGTAAAATGTATAATACAAGAATGCGTTTATGGTGGTCTGCAGGGCCAAGATGCCTTACGGGCATCCAGTTGTTACCTTTAGTGACAGACTGTAGGTTCCTCAAACACGCCCAAATTGCCCTTCGGGCAATCCGTTGTTGGATGCATTGCTTTGCAATGCATCTGACCCAAATGGCGTGTTAAGGTTGATGCGACCAAAGGTCGCATCTGACCCTGTAATTATTTGAGTAAAATTGTTATAAAATTATATTGTTACGTATTTACAATATAATTTATAAATATGAAATATATGTTAATGTAAAGGGATGGGATCATAAGGGTAAGCAGCCTACAGCTGCAACTTAATGCCGATTTTATCGGCATTTGAGAAACCTTGGTTTCCCTATTTTATAAAATCTTTTTCATCTCCATGTTTTCTAAATAAACATCCCTGTTTTGACAAATTCATAATCGGAATAATAATATTTACATCTTGCACTGAACAATTACATAACCAAATTTTAATAATACAAAAATTCTTTTTTGGTGAAATAGTAATACCATTTATTATTGAATTATTTTTGGGATTACTACATAATGATTCTCCACATAAAGAATACAATAGTGCTTTCCATACGGATGGCACATACTTATTTATAACTTTGAATGAAAAACAACCACCGTCGCGATTTTTTGGATCTTCCCACATAGGTGTTATTCCTTTTCGCATTACAAATAACATACAATTTTTAACAACATTTTCACTAATTGATTCATTTATAATAATGAGTTTTTCAACAGTATCTAAATCACATATAATTCCTTTATAACTTTGTAAATCCCATTTTTTATCGTGTGGTAAATGGTAATACATATTCCATTTACCATGCAAAATGTGTTCAGACGTTGTTGTATTCATAATTTTATTGTATATCGTCTATATTATATATAATATAATATCTTTATATTATTTTTATATTATTTTATTAAAAATTTACATTTTAGAAATACAATATAAAAATTAAATTTATTAGTTTCATAGTAATAATTATAAATGAAATTGATCAGTTTTGATATTGGCATTAAGAATATGGCATATTGTGTTTTATTACATTCGTCATCTATACCGCCAGTAACTATAGTTGATTGGAAAGTATTAAATTTATTAGAACAAGATACCCAACCTACAATATTATGCACATGTATTTTAACTAAATCATTGAAAATAACCAAGAAACAACAACGGCAAAATGTAGTGGTAGAACCTGTAAAATGTGGAAAATTAGCAAAGTTTCAAAAAAATGGCATTTTTTATTGTGAAAAACACGCAAAACTAAATACAAACTATTATATTCCAAAAAAAATATGGTCACAAGTATCTTTAAAAAAATTGAAAAACGAGGAATTACTAAAAATATGTGATGAACATAAAATACCATTAATTTTGACTACAAAACTTTTAAAAAAAACAATCTTGGAAAAGATGGATGTATTTTTCCAAGATAAATGTTATGAACCAATCAAAGTAGTTGTAGCTAAAACATCATTGGAAACCGATTTAATTACAATTGGACGTAATATAAAAATGGAAATGGATAAAATTTTACATTTAGAAGGAATTACTCATGTCATTATGGAAAATCAAATATCACCTATTGCTACTCGAATGAAAACAATACAGGGTATGTTGGCCCAATATTTTATTATGAAATATGATAAACAAGTTTATATAGAGTTTGTATCATCTGTAAATAAATTGCGTTTCTTGGAAAAAACAGAAAAACAAGAAAAACAAGAAAAACATAATACACTTATCAATCATTTAGATACAAATTCAACGAATGAAGTTATTTTAAATACACAGTTACATAATACTCAAATAAAGTCTACTTACAAAGATCACAAATTAGATGGAGTGTATTATACTAATCATATTTTAGAACAAAATGAAGAACTAAAATCTTGGAAAGATTCACTTAATACTAAGAAAAAAGATGACTTGGCGGATTGTTTTTTACAAGGTATTTGGTATATGAATCATAAAGAATTAATACGAGTAGATGAAAAATATAATATACAAAATAAATAAAATATATATATAATTTATAAAATGGAAAAAATTAAAGGAGGATATAGACGAGTTACTTGCAAGGGACGTTCATTGAAAAAGTGCAAAAGTGCAAAGAAATCATGCAAATATGCACGAGGTCAATCTCGTAAATTTTGCAGAAAGAGCCGAAATACTAAACGACAATAAAATATAAGAAATAAACCAAAGTTATAAATTGTTCATATTAGGCAAATTCAAAGGTATATATAAACTTTTTTTGTAAAGTAATATTTTTCAAATATATTATTTGAAAAATGTATTGATATTACCTTAATTCCACTATAGGCAACATTTGATAACTGTTAATTATTTAGTCCATTGTAAACCGTTGAACGTCCAATAGGACGTTCTGAGGCCACATAACCTTGAACGTCCTATTGGACGTTCTGATGCAATCCCTTAAAGAAAAATCCACACTTTAGTTATGTTTCACGATGGATTTAATTCTTTAATGGTATAAATCCTCAACGGTCTAAATCTTAAGCGTATTAATTCTTTAATGGTATAAAATATATTTTATTATGCGGAGAACTTAAATATAATTTATGTATTATTATCATAAATACAAATGGAAGTTATTGATATTGGATTAAGCGATTTAGACACAATTTCAATGGATTTTGGCAATAATTCTAAACCTTCAGTAAATTTTGGAACTGGAATTGAATTATTAATGAATGATCGCAAAAAATCCAGTTCATCAAGTAATAATAATATTGATTTAGGCGAACTTAATAAATTAGAAGATGAATTAAATGAATTATCTGGAGCAAATTCAAGCAATACAAAATCAGTAAATTATTCATCCGGTAGTGCAAGTAATCCAACAAGCAATACTACCGGAGAAACAAAAACATTAAGTGGATTTGCATCAAATTTATTTAATATGGGCAGTAGTTTTAGCAATAGTATAGGCACAACATTCGGTGCAAATAGTAGTCACGCTGATGAAAAAAATGACTCTAAATTAGGTGAGGCAACTGTTGAAAGTATTGGAAATACTAAGACGTGGGATGGATTTAATAAAATGAATGAGGTTCCATTAACTGGTGCATCTGCACCTAAAATGAATGAACGAGAAAAACGCAGAAAAAAACGCGCCATGATTAAAAAATTAGAGGAATGGTATGAAAAGGGCCAAATTAAAAATTCATCGCATTTTAATTTGGAATCCGCATATGAAGAAATAGAGGACGAATATGAAACTGCTTTAGAAGATAAACGTAAAAAAGACAGTATTAAGTTACAGGGATGGTGGTTTATGACAGCAATTAATTCTATTGAATATGCAAATAGTGCATTTAATCCATTTGACTTAAACTTGGATGGTTGGGGAGAACAAGTAAGTGAAGATATTGATAGTTATGAAGAAATATTTTCTGAATTGCATGATAAATATAAGGGTGGTAAATTATCTCCAGAAATTTCTCTTTTATTAAGATTGGGATTTTCAGCAGCTGTGGTTAATATTACAAATAAAGCTCTATCTACAGCAACTCCCGGATTTAATGATATTATAAAACAAAGTCCTGAATTAATGAAAATGTTTACAAGCGCAACCGTGCAATCAATGGGTCAGCAATCACCCGGTTTTGCAATGGCAAATAATTTAGCTAATGAAAAATCTGTAAATACCATGTTTGGCGCACCACCTGCACCAGTTGAAACTAAAAATCAAGGTGGTGTTCCAAGACCTGGAATGAATTATACTCAACATCCTGGTAATAGACCGGATTTAGCAGTAGGTAGAGGTGCAATGTTTAGGGAGGGAGGTATTGATATCAATGATAATCGATCAACACAAGCTCAAGCACAATCAATGCAGTCATCTTTCCAACCTGCAAATTCTCCAATGCAACAGCAACAGCAGCAGCAGCAGCAACAGCAAAGACCCGAAATGCGTGGTCCTCAAAACACAGATATAAATAATATTTTATCTGGATTAAAAACCCGAGAGGTTAAAACAAATGATAATATCTCATTTTCTTTAAATGATGATAATGATTCAATGATTAGTATTTCATCATTAAAAGATATGCAAAATGGAAATATGCCTAAACGAACCCGTCGAAAACAAAAGTCGGATCGAAATGTAGTATCTTTGGATATATAAATAAATCTATATAAATACTATTTATCTATTTAATTATGGATCAAAGTATATTAATTAATGCAACTCTTGTTCAAAATGATATTAGACCTGCATATTTACTTCAATCAATTAATTTTGGTGAATATAATATTGAAAATAGAGAAAAGACAAATCTAATTCTAGATGATCTTAAAAACAAATTTCCCGATTTGCTTCAAACCGAATGCAATCAAGGAATTATTCTATCTAAAAAACAATATTTGAATGAAAATATTACTGATGAAAGATTAGGTGAAATACTAGGTTATCCATCATGTAAAGAGTTTAAATATATTACTGAACACCCTGATGAAAAATATACTATATTTGAATTATATGTAAAAAATAAAAATACATATGAAAATATACAATTATTCGCTAATTGTTGCAAACAAGAAAATATAGATCGTGATAGAAAAATATTTGAAAATATGGCATCATGTGGAAATAAACTATTCAATAGTAAAAATATTGAAAGTAGAATTGTTGTAGTAGAGGAAGAATCAATTCCAATAAAATCTATAATTAATAAGTTATTGAATAATGAATTATTAAATATTAAAGAAAAATTTGAAGTAAATAATAATATTTGGAATTTAGGAATGGAAAAATTAAATGAATACCCATTTGATTTTTCTAATCCAATACATAAAGGAATTGTATTAACATTACTAAGTTATTGTGATAACACACCTATATCAGCATTTTATCCATTACAAACATATCCTAATGAAATGGAAAAATCAGATAAAATTACTGCAAAATGGGAAAATGAAATGTTGAGAATATTAGGAGCAGTGTAATTATACCTAGTAAATTGATATTATTTTATACAATTGTAATTACAAAATTACAATTGTAATACATACAGTAAAAAAAACTTATTTAGGAATAATGTATTACCACATTATATAAATGAAGACATTTAAACCGCAATATGCGCAAATATTTATAATATTGTTTTTTATTCTTTGTATTTTATTTGTAATATATTATTTTGAAATTGACGAAGATTCGCAAGTTTCAATTAATACACGAACACTTGCTAATGATGGTTTTTGTATTTTATACAACAATTCATATTCGGGTCAAACGCAATCTTGGCCGTGTCCCAAGTTACTGGAAGATGCACTTTCAAAATTGCCCGATGGTTACGAATTCATAGATTATATATATAAAATCAACAATGTTGCTCTATCCACATTTCATCGCGATGTAACATCAAGTAAGCATAATTATGGAACACAATATCCAGTATATACACTCATTTTATATAAATACCAAGGCGATTTATTATCACTTTGCCCAGGTAGTAATTTGTCTTACCCATTTAATTGGTCGCCTATAGTAAATATCCAAGGTAAACCCGGCACCGTGTTTTTATTTGATAGTGATTTATTACATGCAGGATGCACAAATATGTGTAAAGACCGCGAGGTTATACAATATAAAATTGCTCATAAAGATGATTTACCAAAATTGAAACATTTAGTTGGGGTCCGCAAAGAAAAAACTGATGTATGTAAAATCACATATTACAATATAATTATGCGAAAATTGTCGTATTATTTCGAAATGCCCATCAACTATTTTTTTTATCCATTAATGGTTAAACGGAATGCAGATAATACAATTCTTGGAAAAATACAATCATTTATACCAATAGAGTATTATAATAATGCATAAGTCAAACATAAAATAATATTATCACATAATAATTATAATATATTATGGATTCAATCGACGATTCAATGTGCGAGTTAATTGATCCTGTTTACACAGATAGTTTACAAAATATCGATTTTATAAGTTAAATAAAATAATATAAATACAAAAGTTTATATTATCATTATGGAGTATTTATATAAAAACATTGAATCATTAGTATCGAGTTGTATATCAAAAACAACTAATTATATATCGAGTTGTATATCAAAAACAACTAATTATATATCAAGTTGTATATCAAAAACAACTAATTATATATCTACACAATCATTTATGTCATATAATGCATGGATTATATATATTATTTATGGATTTTCAAAGACTCAAATCATAATTGAAACAACTATAAAATCATATAACAATTATATTAAAATGCATTTAATAAAATATAAACCTGTGCAAAACTGCAGTATTGTATTTACCCAGATATATGGAGTTATAATTAAAAAATATAGGGTTTTGTATTCATTTTTTTATAAACATCGTATCGAACCTTTAGAACCGGAATGGATTGATTTATCGGAAATGTCCATATTAGAAACTGCACAAATTCATTCGCCTCTTTATAAATATGAAGAAAAATACACATTTATCCAAGATCAATTATTAGATATAGATAAATCTAATTTATTTAATATAAAATATTTAGAATTAACTACAAACCAATTTATTAAAGATAATACTTGCTCTGATAAATTGATTATTGCAAAATTAGATAATAAATATTTATATAGGGTAATAATAAATAATAAATTGACAGAGTCAAATAGTTTATATAATGTAATTCCATCAAAAACGCGATTTTTAAGCATTTTATATATTCATCCAAAACAAGAAAATACAATATATATTGATATTAGCGCAGAACATTTTTTATTAGGAAATGAAATCTTGTCGGCGTGTTTTATTTTACGTTATTTAGAATATCAATCAATGCCTTATATATTTGATTTGGATTATAAGTTAAATATTATAGATAATTATGTAAACCAATTTACATTGAAAAGTAATCAATATATCGTATTATTGGAAAATAAGTATATAATACATGAAATTTCATAAAATTGAATAACTGATTTTATTATTTTATAATAAGTATTAGAATACGAAATTATAATAAATGATGAATATTATGTTTGGAGTTAAATTATTAGTTATTTCTGGTAATTTATTATGGATTGCTATAGAATATAGCCACTTTCATTATTCAAATATGGAAGTATATAATACATTAAAAACAGGTAAGATGAGTATTGCACTAGATAATGTGCAAACATTATTAGGTAAGTTAGACACATATAATAATTGTATTATTGTAAATAAAACAAATATAAATTCATATACAAAAGAATTTGTATACTTATTTGGAGGATTATCAGATGATGCAATTGAACAGTTAGAACGAATGAATGATATTAGCAATTGTTTACAAAATCCATATACAGTATTGGATGCAGTAGAAAAATCTGCATGGGCAGGTATTGGTATTGATAATAATTTTACTGAAAATGAAAATGAAAATGAAAATGAAAATAATGAAAATGAAAAATCATTAATTACCCAAGATAATAATTATCAACTTACTATTATCCCACAATTCAAAGATTTGGGTCTTACAGAAAATAACAATTTTGATATAACTACATATAATAATGGTATACAACAAATACAATATGAGTTTGCACAATCATGCAGTTTTATGGAAGGTATTAAATATTTAGAGGAATTGGCTGATCAAAAAAATAATAATTTAGCAAGAAAAATATTAAATAATGAGGATTTTGAAATATATATAAAAGAAATGGAATTAAATAAAAATAAATTGAATTCTGAAAATAATCAAGCTGTAAATATTCGAATTAAACCATCATTTTATCAACAAGCCACAATTATTGCAGGAACAATATATGAACTATTTGTAAATAAACCAAGTCATACACATTTATTTGATATAATTAATAAAGTTCGAGATACAATTAATGGATATAGTAGAAATATGCGTAATCAATATAAATTTTATAATGATTTATTTTATGATACACGTATTGAATTAGAACAAATTACAACTAAATCAACCGTTGCATGGAAACGAGCAAGTTGGTTAATTATAAATACTGGAATATTAGGATTGCAAATTAGCGAATTAATTATAGATAATATAATACCATCCGTATTATATTATACTAAGCCATTGGTTATTAATTCAGTTAAACCACTTGTTGTTGGTTCAGTTTCCACTATTACAAATATAGATACAGATGTTATAAATTCTTTAGTGGATGAATTAGAAAAAATTACATTGTAGTTAGTTAAAAATAGTAGTTAGTTAAAAATAGTAGTTAGTTAAAAATAGTAGTTAGTTAAAAATAGTAGTTAGTTAAAAATAGTAGTTAGTTAAAAATAGTTAGAATATTTTAGTAATATAATAAATAATTATTGTGAGGTTTTTCATCTCACTTTTTTATTTTAACGATATTTATTTACCCTCTAAAGTCTAAGGGATAGCGGTAGGAACCCTCCGTAAAATTGAAAAGAATGTTTATAAATATAAAAAGAATATTATATAATATCCTAAATATGAATTTTTTAAATACAAATCAATCAATTATGAAACAAACTGTTGGATTAAAACGAAACACCTCAGATAAATTCTATACAAATCCATCAACTGTTGAAATTTGTCTAAATGTTATAAAACAATATTTACACATATTACCGAATGATCTAATTATTGAACCAAGTGCTGGAAATGGTGCATTTATTAATGGCATCAAAACATTATCAAATCATTATCGGTTTTATGATTTAGAACCAGAACATCCAGATATACAACAACAAGATTATATGAAATTAAACAGTAAAGAACTTTTAGAATCGCATAAATTATCAGTTATTAATGGCAAACTTAGTTCATGTAATGTTATTGGTAATCCACCATTTGGTCGTCAATCATCATTAGCAATTCAATTTATTAAAAAATCATGCGAATTTTGCGATAGTTTATCTTTTATTTTGCCTAAAAGTTTCAAAAAAGAAAGTTTAAAAAAAACGTTTCCCCTAAATTTTCATTTAATCATAGAAATAGATTTACCGTATTATTCATTCTTGGTAAATGATCAAGAATATAATGTGGATACGGTTTTTCAAATATGGGTAAAAAAGGACCACCAGCGCGAAGTAACTGAAAAAATCAAACCAGTTAATTATAAGTTTGTCAAAATATCAGAAAGCCCTGATATTTCATTTCGGCGCGTGGGCGTATATGCAGGTAAAATAGATACAGATATAGTAAAAAGTGAGCAAAGTCATTATTTTATTAAGTTTACAAATGATAAAAGTATAAATGAAAATTTAGAGGCATTAAAACATGTGAAATTTGAACATAATAATACAGTGGGTCCACGGTCAATATCAAAACCGGAATTAATTATAGAGTTTAATAAATATTTACAGGGAGCCTATGATCTGTCGCCATAAGCTAAGAACGTCCGTAGGACATTCAAATTATACAACCATCACTTTACAAGGTCATCTTTAACAAAATCATATTTAACAAGATCATCTTTAACAAGATCATCTTTAACAAGACAATTTGTTTCGCTTTGCATAAACCGTATTCTGGACGGCGATTTAATTTGCTCCGTAATTTGAACTCCTTTTATTACTGGTTCTTTTGTTCTTGATATAATATTTTGTGGAAACTGTTCAAATAATCGATCCATTTTTGGAATAGAACATTGAACCCGTCGCTGGTTTTTACTATCTACTTTGGGTGAAATATTAATAATCATTTTATGGTCCATTTGTAACTGTTTTTTCATTTTTTTATATGCCATTTTACATTCTTGGGAAACAGTTCCTTTAGGAATCGCCTTTATAAACCCGCAATATTGTTCTAAATCTACTATACTTACTGTTCCAAACAGGAAATTGCGGACATGTTCGTCATACTTAAATTCCACAATTTCTTTAATTTGTTTTGTATCTTCTACTTGTTTGTATCTAATAATAATTATATTTGTATATATTCCATCTGTAAATTGGTTATTAAAGAATCGCAATATATCTCCACAATCAATTGTATCAGAGCATGACGTTTTGATAGAAACATTTTCATTTGGCTGAAACGGGTTTTCTTGGCATTCTATATCATATTTACGGGTATCATTTATACATTCAGGTAAGCCAAATACTTTAACCCTGATCTCGCTGTCCCATATTAGGCCGTGAGATTGGCTCTGCCTAAACTTGTTTGTGCTGATGGACTGACTAGGCACTAGTGTAGTGTTGGGGGTTGAAAGATAATCTGTTTCATATAAAACGGCTTTAGCTAACATTTGACTCATTATATATTCTAATTGCATCATTATATTTTGAAATTTAAAATATAATTATGTTATAAATAATAAAGGTTATCAATTTTATAAGGAAACAAACGGTAGACATTTGAGAATCTATGGTTCCGTGTAAGTTGGTGCAACTTTTCTTGAATTTAACTGTTCTTTTGATAAATACATTTGTTTTAAATCTGAATCTTGGTATCCATCTGGTTTACTTGTATCTGTAAATGAACTATATGTATAAGGCATTTTTTTATGACTTTTTTCATTACTACCTACATCTAATGGAGGAATAAAATATCCACAATCATTACATGTTTCGCGAAAATTGTATTCCATAATTTGTTGACTATGCTGAGTCAAATATTTGCGATATTCCCAATTTGATTTAATATTATTATTTTTGAGTAATTGATTATTTACAGCAGATTCTGGTTGCCATGAAGAAATAGCAGAACGGCCATCTGCCATTATAGGTGGAAACTTGGAATATAAATTGTTTGTATTATATCCTAAAGCAGATTGAGGAACCGTTTCTTTAATTACTGGATATGCATAATCTAAATTTGCGGAATTATATGCAAATGAAAACATAATATATTATTTCTATATATTTTATTCAATTGACTTTTCTAATAATTTTAATAATTTAGCACGTTTTAGATTAGTTGGATCAGTATTTAATCCTTTTTGAATAACCATTGCTTTTAATTCACTTGTTGACATTTTATTATATATTTCCATATCTCGTTCTTTTATTAATGATACAATTGGTTGCGATTGATTTATATCTAAAGTATCTATAGGTTCAACCTCATCAATTTCCGTTTGATATGATAATATAGTTGTAGATTCAACTATTGTAGATTCAACAACGGTAGATTCAACTTTTTCTGTAGATTCAACAACGGTAGATTCAACTTTTTCTGTAGATTCAACATCGGTAGATTCAACATCGGTAGATTTAACTTCTGTAGATTCAACTTCTGTAGATTCAACTTCTGTAGATTCAACTTCTGTAGATTCAACTTCTGTAGATTCAACTTCTGTAGATTCAACTTCATTAACATCCACACCAGTTTCATCAAGTTTAACTACATCAATAACTATATCATGTTCAATTGGAATTATTTGACTATCAATTTGAATTACTTTAATATCATCATTAACTGTTTTATCATCATCTGATACAATAATTTTGTTATTTACATCATATATATTATTAATGGATTCATTATCGGATTCATTATCGGATTCATTATCAGATTCATTATCGGATTCATTATCAGATTCATTATCAGTTGATTCATTGTATGATTCATCATCATGTAAAGATTGTTTTAAATTTTGTAAACTTATAACTTTTTCAGGTATACTTGTTAAAGTTGTTGAATCAGGTGAATAATACATATGTGATTGAATAGGTTGTAAACAAAAATGTTTAATTAATGTAATTTCTTTTACAATATTATTTATAATTTCAAACATAGTATCATTTTTTTGTTCTATTGTATTTAGACGTTGTTTAAAATGATACACTAATAATAAAATTAATACAAATGTTATTCCTAAACTAATAAAAAAAAAAGTTTCTATGAAATTGAAAACACCCATTTTACTATAGTTTTATAAATTATAAAAATATAATAAACGAATAAATGAAGTCTTGGATTACCCTACTGTAATACACATCCCTTTATGTAAACCTAATGTAGTCAGAACCTATCTGGTATGATTCACAAAATGAATTATATTTTATGTAAAATTTGGTAACAAAAGTTCCCCATAATTATTATGTAAATATAATATATTATTATGAATGATGCAATTAAACAATCGGATTCCCCATTTAAAATGCCAGAACTATCAAATATAAATGATTCAGATATTTTTAATAATAAAAATTTAATTATATTTGGACTTGTTACATTACTATTATTGGCAGTTTTAGGAATAAATATATTAACAGTTTTTGGAAATATTTTACAAACAATAACTAATCTGTTTTCACCACTTATTTTAAATATATTATCTCTATTTGGTTATACTGCAGGAACTATAATTAATAAAACGGCAGATGTTGCAGGTGATACAAGTAAATTAGGTATTGATATTGCAGAGGGAACCGTTCAATCAATCGGAGATTTATTGAAAAATTCGAGTAATCCAAATATAGATAGTAATGCAAAAAAAAGATTAGATGATGCAATTAATATTGCAAATAAACCGTTTATACCGTCCAGTAATGAACATAAAAAAGATGAACATAAAAAAGATGAACATAAAAAAGATGGGTTTAGAACAATACATAGTGCAGGTTATAATTCATGGGATTTTTCTGGTGAAAATCAAGAAAAATATGGATATATTAATGTAGAAGATTACAGTAAATCATTAACTGGACAATTATATCCATCACAATCTTTAATTTTTAATCCTGTTTTATTTGAACAACGATAAAAATATAAATTGTAAAAGATAATAAATAGTATTTTGAATACTATTTATTTATGG